CGGCGCCCGGCTTCGCCGAGGCCGTCGAGTGCGCCCTGCGCCTCCAGTGCGCCGCTGGTGATGTCGGCAGCGCGCGCGCCTGCGGCAGAGAGTGCCGCGCCCAGCTGCTGCGCGCTGATCTTGCCGGCAGCGAAGGCAGAGCGCAGCGCCTCTTCCAGGGCCTGCACCTCGCCCGTGGTCTGCGCCTTGTTCAGCGCCGCCGTGAAGGCAGCGCCGATCGCCTGCGCCGATGCATTGCCGCTCGTGGCGATAGCCCTGAAGCTGGCGATGATCTGCCGGCCCTGCTCCGTGATCTTGATGCCGGCGGCTTCGACATTGACGCCAAGCCGGCGATAGCTCTCGGCGAGCGTGGCCTCGATGATCTGCGACGCGGCGCCAGCGCCCTGGCCCGCCGCCTCGAAGGCGAACTGCGCGGCCTGCTGGAAGCGCAGCAGGTCTTCGCCGGAGAGGTTTTCCAGCTCCTTGGCCAGCCCCTCGCGGATCGCCGTGCCGGCGGCATCACTGCTGGCCGCAGCGCGGTCGATCGCAAGCGCGATCTCGCCCAGCTTCGATGCGCTGTTCTCGAAGTCAACGCCCTTGAAGGCACCGGCGAGCGTCTTGTCCAGCTCCTTGCCGCTGCTGGCAGCCTGCCGCAGCTGGTCAGCCAGGCGCGTGACCGCGGGCGAGTCGGCCGATGTTGCGATAGCGGCGATGCTCTCGGCCGCGCCAAGCGCCGCGCTGTCGAGATTCGTGAAGCCGACGCGCACCTGGTCCAGTTTCTGGAACAGGCCGTCAAGCTCGGCGCGCTGCTCGGCTGTCAGCTGCGTGCTGCGCTGCTGGGCGATCAGCTCTTCGGCCCGTCCGCGCAGGAAGGCGTTCAGGCCTTCGAGCGAGACGCGGTAGGCCTCGCGCTGCTCTTCGCCCAGCAGCCGAACCTCGGAGGCCGTTTTGACCGCCACGCCGCCGAAGTTGGAGAACTTGGCCGCGGCTTCCGCGCCGGCCTGGCCGATTGCATCCACGTCAACGGCGAAGCGCACAGTGGACTGCGCGGCTTCATCGACGGACAGGCGGTAGCGGGTCAGCGGCTCATTCAGCGCGGTGCCGATCTCGAAACCGACAGCCGCAGCGCCCAGCACTGCGAACGCGCGCGACAGGGCGCCCATCGATGCCGTGAGCCGCGTAGTGGCAGCCGTAGCGCCAGTGGCCGCCGTGGTGAACACGCCGACGCCTGCGCCAGCCCCAGCAGCCGCCGGCCCGATCGCCCGCAGGCTGCCCAGCAGCAGGACCAGCGCCGCGCGGCTCTGCACGATGGCAATGGCCAGCGGGGCGACAACGGCCGTCAGCGCGGTGAGGCCCGCAATGCCGGTGCGCACGCCGGACGGTAGCTCGTTGAACAGGTTGACCGCCGAGGTCAGGCCGTCCAGCAGCGGCGTCAGCGCGGTAACGGCCTGGCCGAAGCTGATCTGTAGGTCGCCGACTGCGGCGCGGAACAACTGCAGGCGCTGCTCGGGCGTGTCCTGCAGCTTGGCGAAGGCCTCGGCCGTGCGGCCGGCGCCCTGCTCCATGTCTGAAAGCGCTTTGGCGAAGGCGTCCGCCTGGTTGCCAGTCAGCGCCAGCACGCCCTGCAGGCCCTCGACGCGGCCGAACAGAGTCGCGAGCGTAGTCTCGTTGCCCTGCGCCGCCTCGGATACGCCCAGCAGGAACTGCTGCAGGCCCTGCGAGCGCAGCGCCGCCACATCGAACTGAATCCCCAGGGCCTCGGCAGCTTTCTGCGCCTCGGCCGTGGGCTTGACCACCGCCGTCAGGGCGGACTGGATCTGCGTGAAGGCCTGTCCGGTGTCGAGACCGCCCGCAGTGAGCGCGCCGACCGCGCTGGTCAGCTGCTCAATCGAGACGCCAACAGAGGCCGCCAGCGGCGCGACGCCGCCGATGCTCTGCGACAGTTCCTCGATCGTGGTGTTACCGGCTGCGGCCGAGACGAAGAAGGCGTCGCTGACGCGCGTGGCTTGGTCAGCCGCTAGCCCGTAGGCGTTGAGCGTGGCGACCAGACCGCTGGCCGCGACTTCGGTGTCAGCCAATCCGCCGATGGCCAGCTGATTCGCGACCCGCAGGATCTGCAGCGCCTGCGTCGTGTCCTCGACACCGGCCGCGATGATCTCGTACAGCGCCGCCGCATTGCGCGCCGCGTCGCCGCCGAACTCGCGCGTCAGAGCTCGCACGCTGTCGCCCAGCGCGGCCAAGTCGGCCTGCGGGGCGATGGTGCTGATAGCGGCCAGCGAGCGCTGGAACTGGCTCGCAGAGGCCGCGGCGTTGCTCAGCAGACGGGTGACGGTGAACAGGCTCGCGCCGGCAGCAATCAAGCTGCCCTGCACCTGCCGCAGCGAGTTGCCCAGACTGCCGTACTCGGCGCGCAGCTCGCGGGTGCGCTCGATCGCGCGGGACTGCGCCTGCGCCAGTTCCTGCACCGACAGCTGGCCGCTACGGCGCAGCGTGTCATAGGCCTGCCGGACCTTCTCGATTTCGGCGCGCACCTCGCCGAATCCGCGGCGTCCGAGCGTGGCGTTCGCGTCGGCCAGCGCCTGCTGTGCTGCGGCGTTCTGGCGCGCGGATGCAGCGGCCTGCTGGTTGACTGCGACTTGCTCTCGCAGATTCGCGGCCAGCTGCTCCGTGCTGGTGCTGGTCAGCTGCAGGCGTTTCTGCAGCTCGGCCTGCGCCTGGCCCAAGTCGTCCACCGACAGGCCGGCCGCCTTGATGGCGTCTTCGCTCTTGCCGATGCCGGCGTTGAGCTTGTCCTGCGCGGTGACGGCGCGATCGTATTCGGTGGTCGCTTGGCGCAGGGTGCCGGCGGCGGCAGCGTATTCGGCCTGCGCGGCTTTCTGTGCGGCCTGCGCTTCCTTGAGGCTCGCAGCGAATGCGCGCGTGCCTTCGGTGGTCTTCTCTTCGCTGGCGTTGTAGCGGTCGCGCTCGGCGCGCAGGTCGGCGAGTGCAGCCTTCGATTCCTCCAGGGCCTGCGCGGCCGAGGCCTCTTGCTCGGCTGCCAGCTTGATGCGCAAGGCCGACTTGTCCACCGCCTGCGCAATACGTTCCTGCTCAGCGCGGTATTCCTGCAGCGCAGAGATGGATGCCTGCAGGCCATTGGCCGCGGCGGCCTGCTGGTTCAGCTCTTCGACGGCGCCGGTGACGGAGGACAGCTGCTCATCCGTCAGCTCGCCCTGCGTGCCGAGGTCGCGCAGGTCTTCGAGCAGACCGCGCAGGCTGGGGTCGGTCGTGGCGCGCAGCGCTACTTCGATGACCTGCTGGAAGTTCTCAGCCACCGCGGACTCCCAGGGCAATCTGTCGCTGCAGTTCGGTGATGTAGATCCCGCGCAGCTCGCGCAGGATGGCTTCGGCCGGGACGCTGCCGTAGGCGCCCAGCGGGTTGCGGCGTTGGTCGGTGCGCCGACCCGCGACCATCTCTCGGGCCGAAGGGCCGCGGATGATGATCAGCGGGCCGCGCGGCGCACGTCGGCCGCCGCGAATGCGGCGCTCGCGGATCGACACGCGCCCTTGCACGTTGGCGATGAAGGCACCGGCGAAGACCTGCTGATTCCCGCCGCGCTCGATCTGCGCCGTCGCGCCTGGCGTGCTGATACCGCCCCAGCGTCCGCCGAAGTCGATTGCGGCGAACCGGCGTTCGCTCGCGAACAGCCGGATGCTGTCTGCCGTGGTGACGACTTGGAACTTTCCGGCCAGCTTCGTGGCGGGCAGGTTGAACGCAGCCGATACCTCGCGCTTCGCCAGCGGCTCCAGACGGCGCGCAGTCGTGGCAACCGCACGCTTCGTGGATTGCTCCGTGCGACGCACCAGCTGCCCCACGAACGCCGACAGCCCGAATGCGTTGTCCGCGCGCTTGCCGTTGGTGAAGAACAGCAGGGCTTGGTTCTTTTTGTTACGCAGGCGTGCCATTCGGCGGCCCCTGCAGACCCGCAACCACTTCCTGCACGAGCGCGTTCGTGTGCTCAATCTCGGCGCGCACAGGACCGGCGAGGTATTCGCCCCACTGCAGCGCAGAGCCGGCGATGATGTCGCGCACGGCGGCGATCAAGACGGCCAGCGGCAAGTCGTTCGCCGGCACACCGACGGACTCGCAGACTGCGATCGCAGCGGCCAGCGCATCCGGAGAGGCCAGGGCCTCGGGCGACGCGCCTGTCGAATTGACGACAGCGACAAGCCGCAGCAGCGCCAGGGCCTTGCGTCCGGTGAGCTGCCCAAGCGGGTACTCGACACCGGCAACGGTGATGCTTTTCATGCGTGCTCCGTCATAGGGAGAGGCCCCGCGCGCCACGGGTCACGCAGCGCGCGGGGCGAGGCGGCTTACAGGCCGGCCGGGCGGCCGTCCACGTAGATCGCGGCGGTCTGGCTGTTGAGGATGCCGATGCCCACGGAGAACTCGACCTGCGCCTGCGAGTCGCCCGTGATGAAGGCCAGGGCGCCGTTCGGCGTGATGGTCACGCTCGGCAGAAGCACGTCGTCGTTGTCGCCGGTCGGGTTGTCGGCGATGAACTTCAGCTGGCCCTGCACCGAAACCGTGCCGCCGCTGCGCACCTGCTCGCGGGTGTTGGCGGCCGGGGTGTAATCGACCTCCAGCGAGACGCGGGCATTCGCCACGGCCGCGGTGTACTTGGTGTTCGCGCCGTCGATGGCGCCGCCCACGGTCGGCGAGATCAGCGCCAGGCCCGAGTCGATGCGGTAGTGCACATCGGCGGTGTTCGGGACGATGATCAGGCCCATGTCGATGAAGGTCGCGGTGCCGTCCGCGAAGTCGGTGCCGTCGGTCTCAAAGGTCGGCGGCGAGCCCGCCGAGGTGCCGGCGACGGTGCACATGTAGAAGTGACCGTTCGCCGAGGCCGGGACGTAGAAGTCGCCGACCGCGTAGGCCGTGGAGTTCGCGCGGGCCGGCGCATCGGCGCCTTCCTTGATGCGAACCACGACACTCGAAACGCCGCGCACGCCGCTCGGGTTGGAGGGCGTGGCGCCCAGCTGGTAGAAGCGGCCGGCGTTGACGCTGGCGATCGCTTCATCGGTGACCGGCGTGGCCGACTGTTCGATGGTGACCTCTTCGCCCGCGATGAACAGGCCGACGTTCGCGCGGTCCACGTTGTTGCAGGTGATGGTCGCGGTTCGGGTCACGCTCAGCGGGGTGCTGAAGATGGTCTCGCTGATACCGCTCTCGCTGCCGTTGAGGGTGAACTCTTCGCCCTCGACGTTGATCTCGAAGCCGGGCGAGTCACCCAGCGGGCGGAAGCCCTGATAGACGCCGTTGACCAGCGCATTGAAGGCGAGCCGGCCGCGGCCCAGCTTGATCTTGTTGGTATACGGGGAGATGTTGGGAGCTGCCATGTGTGCGTCCTCGGAAAAAGAAAAGGCCCGCGAATGCGGGCCTGGTCTGGGGGTTGCTGGTCGCGGCTACTTGCGCCGCTTGCGTGGCCTCGGGCTCGGCGGCGGGCTCTCGCTCGCCTCCGCTGGCATGTCCACGATCTGGCCGGCGCCGAGGTCACGCAGGCGGCTTGCCCTGTGTTCCGGCAGATCGATGCGGTGGCCGGCGGCGTAGCGCTCGCCGGCGTGTTCCCAGTCGCGGGAGAACTCAAAGCAGACGGTCAAGGCGGTGCGCTCCCTGGCTGCAGTCCTGCGATCCGTACGGGTTGCCGTTGCCCTCGGCGTAGGTCACGGTGATGCTCACGCGCAGCAGCTCGGCGTCGCCGCCGTCCTGCTTGTTGACGCTCGTGGCGCCGCGATAGGTGAGGGTTCCGATGCCGCCCAAGTCGTCCCCGAGTGCGCCGCCGAACTGCGCGAAGACCGCGCGCTTGATGTCGGCTTTCAGCATCTGGCGATCGGTACCCGAGCAGTCCGGCGACAGCGCCGCCTGGATCTCGACGGACAGGGCCATCGTCCACGCGCCCTGATTGCCGGCGCCATCGGCAGGCTGTTCGCCGACCTCAAAGACGCTGATCCACGGCAGCTCGGCGCTGGTGATCGACTCGCCCTCGCGGGTGACGTTCCGGCCGGCATCCGTCTTGAATCCGCCCGGCTTGCGAATCTTCCGCAGCCGGCACTCAATCGCGCGCAGGGCGCGTTCGGAGAGGGGGAGGTTCATCCGATCCACCCGAAAGAAGAGCCCGCCGTGATCACGTCGCCGCTGTCCGGCGGGTCTTGCTCGACCACCGTCACGGACGCGCCGGCCACGGTGATCAGCCAGCCGCGCACGGTGCCGACTTCGCTGGCCCAATAGGTGCCATTGTCGAGGCCGTCTACGGTCCAGTCGCCACTGTTGTCCGCGACCGCTATCGCCACGGGGGTGGATCGCAAGAACACCACGATCTTATACCCGCCTTCGGCGCCGCTGCCCGTAATGACGGCGGTCGAGAACCGGCCAAAGGTGTAATTGACCACCTGGAGAGTCGCGGGAATGAAAAGCCCAATGCTACCCAGGTCGCTCATAGCGTCGGATCCTGCCAAGTGTCGGTTAGCTCAAATATCCACTTGCCCGCGGATGTGAGAGCACCACCCATCAGCTCGAACTGTGCGCTGGGGTCGTAGCCAGGAGCATTGAAGCGATCACCGAAGACCGCCGTACTGCCTGCCGCAGCGCAGTTGTGCAGTGGGGACCACAAGTTAGGGAAGTAGCCTGCAAGGCTCGGATTCAAAATCGTTCCGCCGGCCTGACCGTTCACCCAGATCTGAGGCGCAGAAAAAACGATCTTCCCCGACGCATCGGGAATAGGCGGCCCGATTGTCCCCGGCAGAATTTGAATCGTCGATGTCGCCGACTGCGTTACCAGAACCGCGCGCGCTGATTTGCTAAGACCGTCCGCAGTGCGCATCGCAAAAAGACGATGGGATGCACCTGCGAAAGACGAAGTGCCCGACGAAAAGCACCCTGCCGCGATCGTTTGTGTCGCGCTGTTTTGAGAATTGCGAACCGAAATAATCCACGGCCAAGAGTTGGCAAGTGAGACGGGCGAAAACCGGCCGAACAAATATTGGTCGTTAATGTTTGCGGCGGTGCCGAACATTACATGCAAGGTAAGCCAATTCTCCGAAGCGATTAGAACCCAAGCGCGAGCGGTAGAGTCGAGCGAGTCACTTATGCGCCACGTTTCGCTGTTCGCTGGCACGTCCGAAGTCGAAGGGAACTGATCAACCAGCGTGTCCACGTCGGTCGCGCCCTCAGCCGCGCGCACCAGCGCCTCGCGGAAGCCGCCCGTATTGCTCCCGTCGTGCATCACGCGCAGGTAGCAGCCGCCGTCCACGGTGAGATAGACGCCCTTGTTGGTGCCGCTGTAGGGCTTCGTCCATCCCTTCTTGGGCAACGCGCCATAGGCCGTGCCCGAGCCCACAAGGCAGGTGTCGAACAGGTTGACGATGCCGTTGCCGCTGGTGCCATTCAGAACGGGGGCCCCGGCGTCGGTGCTGCGGTAGACGGTCACGCTCATGCTTCAGTCGCCTCGATGATCAGGGTGATGCCGGTGACGGTGCCGGTGACGCTGGTCACCTCGATTTCGATCAGGTCGCCGTCGTCAATCGCGGTCCACGCCGAGGCAGAGCCGGTGCCGCGCGCGCCGGATGAAATGCTCGGCGGCGAGCCGGCGGTGATGGCCGTGAAGGTGCCGGACGCGAAAGGCCGCTTGCGCACCTCGACGGTGATATTCCCGGTGCTGCCGGCCTTGGGAAGCAGGGTCCACGCGGTCGGATCAAGGCCCGTCGTGGCGCGCAGCTCGAAGCGCAGGCCCGTCGTCAGGGCCTGGTCCACGCCGCTGACTCGGCCGCCGTCAAAGCCCGCGGTGATCGTGCGGACGGCAGAGCCGCCGACGAACTCGTCGGGATCGATGTCGCTCCACGCCTGCAAGTTCTCGCTCAGCGCAAGAGCGCCCGGCCCCCAGACGAAGCCAGTGCCGACAAGCTCGATCAGCTGGCCGCTGCCTTCGGAGTCCACGAACTGCGCGGAGCCGAAAAGGCGCTGCTCTTGCGCGTTGCGGATCTTCGCGACCGGAAGCCCCGGGATGTCCGTCGCCGTCAGCGCGCGGAAGGTCGGCGCGGCATCGGCGCCAGTGCTCGGGCCTGCCCAGACGCGATTGGCCGCCTGCGTGGCGAGCGATGCAGTGATCGTGCCGCTGCTGGTGACCGGGCTGCTGCTGACGCTGAAGATCGCGGGCAGCGACAGCCCCACGTTCGTGACCGTGCCGGTGCCTGCGCCCAGGGCCGCGCGCGCAGCTTCCGCGGTGGTCGCGCCGGTGCCGCCGTTGGCGATGCCCAGCGTACCGCCCAGGGTCAGCGTGCCGGCGCCGGTGATCGGGCCGCCGGAAAAGGTCAGGCCCGTGCTGCCGCCAGAGGCCTGCACGCTGGTGACTGTGCCGGAGCCGCCGCCACCGGTGCCGCTGGCGCTGATGGTCAGCGTGCGTGAGGCGCCGGTGCCGCTCGGCGTTAGGGTGACGTTGGTGCCCTGCTGAAGCATGTTCAGCACCTGGTCGCGCACGTTGGCGGCGAAGTTGCTGAGCAGGGTGAAGTAAAAGCTCGACAGCAGACCGGCCGTGTTCGTGGTGGCCAGCGGAAGCGCTGCGGCCGATCCCGTGCTGCTGGTGATCGTGCGCGCGTCGCCGGTCCCGCCGACGCCGAGGTTGGTCGGCACGTTGACCTGCGCGTTGGCCGCAATGCCGTTGAGCTTCTGCTTGTCGGCCGCGGACATGAAGCCAGCGGCCCCAGTCGTGGCCGTGGCATGCAGCCCGCCGCCAGCCTGCGCGCCGTGGGCGTGCACGTGGTCGCCGCGCGCGGCCCGCGTTGAAGAGCCGGGCCCTGCGTTGCCCAGCGGCGCCGGCAGCGCATCGCTCAGGGTCGGGTCGGCCAGCGCGTCCAGCTTCGCCTTGTCCGCAGCGGAGAGGCTGCCGGGCGTGCTCTGCGTGGCAGGCGCAATGCTGAGCGTCGGCGTGCTGCCGCCAGTGCTGGCGAGAGGCGCCTCGACGTTGATCGTCGCAACGCCAGTCCCGCCGCGCGCCACGATGCGCACAACGCGCTCGATCGCGGTGACTCGGATGCTGCTCACGGGCGCGCGACCTCTTTGGCCTGCACGATCACGGTCAGGTCCGCCAGGGTCTGGCTGTTGGTTTCCTCGCTGGCCGGCGTGTAGTTGCGCCACGCCATATTGACCTCGTGCGCCAGCGTGCCGAGCGGCGGCGCCAAGGCTTCGGTCTGCGTTGCCGTGGCGTTGAAAATCAGTTGGCCGTCGTCCTGCACCGAAGTGACGCCCGCGCCTTCGGTCAGCGTGAGCAGCACCTTTCCGCCTGCGCGGAACTCGACGATCGAGTGGGTGCCGGGCAGCGCCTTGTTCGGCGCATCGTCCGCATCGGAATCGACGTAATCGATTCGCAGCCAGCCGAGCGAATCGCCCGCGCGGATATAGATCGGATCGCAGATCATGGCTTGCGCCTCAAGAGGAATCGGAACATGGATTCGTCGGCAGCCTGCGGAGTGCTGTCGATCAGGAACTCGCCGTCGGTGAGCAGGACGCCCCAGCCCTTCGTGATGCCTTCGGGCGCGTCGGGGCGCAGCACGTCCAACGTGGTCGCGTTGCTGGCCACGGTTGCCTCATCGACGATGAACTGCACCCCGCGACGCACGAAGCAACGCACGTCGGGAATGGCCGGGCCAGACTTCGGCAGCAGCGTGCAGGTGTCGGCCAGGCCGGCGCGCGCAGCAACGCGGTGGATCCGCGCATCCATCGCGGCTAGTCGGGGATTGGTCATGGGGCTCCAGAAAGGACTCGGCCCGCGCGAGGCGGGCCGGAGTCCTGGTGCTGCGGTGGCTGCGGATCAGTTCGAGGTGGTGAGCTCGACCAGCGCCGTGGGGCGCAGGCAGATGTTCAGCGGATTCGACTGGGCCTCGATTGCCATGCCCTTGTTCATCGGCAGCGGCTCGCTCTTCGCGTAGTACGGGAGGCCGATCGTGTTGACCGTCTCCATGTAGTCCGCGGGGGCGAAGCGCGTGATGTACATCTGCGGCACGCCGCCGGGGAAAAGCAGGGCCTTGCCGTCGGGCACCTTGACAGCGCTGGTTCCGCGGTAGCGGTGGAAGATGATGTCGCAGAACTCGACGGCCTGAATCACACCGGTCTGAAGCTCCGGAGCGCGGGCCATGTTCAGGCGGTACTTCTCGTACACCGGGTGCGACACCAGCTTCTTCCAGAACGCCGGGCTGCACAGCGCGTGCATCGAGGTGTAGCCGGTCCCGTCGAGACCCGCCTCGACATGCTCCTGCGCCTCCAGGCACTTGTCCTTGAGCTTCGTGGAGTCGGTGCCGAGCACGAAGTCCACGCTGTCGCGCGAGCCGCCGAGCAGGGTGTACGCGCTCTGGATGTCGCCGTTGTTGTCCATGTAGCTGCCCTGCAGGGCGAGCAGGCGGTGGTACTCGATCACGTAGTCGATCTGGCGGCGCATCTTGGCCAGACGTTCGTTGCGGACCGACTCGACCGCCTTCGTGTTGCTCTCGCTGCCGAACTCGCGAACGCCCTGCACCTGGTCGGCCAGGATGGTTGCGCGCTGCGGGATGTGGGGGATGCTCAGGCTGTGGACCTTGCGCTTGTCGCTGTTGACCACGGTTCCGCCGCTACCGCGGGGCTTCGGGGTCAGCAGGGCGATCTGCTCATTCAGCTCTTCGATCAGAGCCGCGACAGTCGGGACGCCCTGCTCTTCAAACAGACCCATCTCGCCGATCATCGCCGGCGTGAACGTCAGCTTGTTGATCTCGGCGGTGAGGGTCGCGAGGTTGAAGGCGTCTTCGGTGAAAACGTTCCAGACGGACATGTGTGCAGCTCCTTATCGCAGGATGATCCCGCGGGCAGCGAGCCGCGCGGTGGCAATGGCCTTGTTGGCATCGGAGATGCCGGCCGGCCAGGTGAGAAGTGCCGAGGACACTTCGGCGTCGCGAACCAGAACCGTGCAGTCCTGGTCCGCGTCGGTGGCGTTGGTGCTGTAGCAGAGGATTGCAGCGGCGGTCTGGGTGCCGTCGGTCGCCGCCGGGTCCAGGGCCTCGTAGTCGCCGCCGGTCACGGTGACGTGGATCACGTCGCCGATGTCCCAGTCGTTCGCGCCGTCGGCGACGGTCAGGCTGATCTGGTTGGTGACGTAGGCCGAGGCCACGGTGAGATTCGGCAGGTAGCTGCCATCCGGCGCGCGCACGCTGAAGGTGCCAGCGTTGCCCGCCTCGGTCAGACCGGTGAGAACGTAGATGCCGACCTGCGCGTCCGGGCCGACCGTGACAGCGCCGACGGTGCCGTCGCCGGTGCCGGAGACCTTGGCGCCGGCGCCAGTCAGCAGCCGGCCGAGAACGGCGCCGGCGACCAGGTTCTGGCCAGAGTTGAGAGTGCCCGCTTCGCGCGAGCGGAAGCCCGGAGCCTCGGACAGCAGGAACTCGAGGGCGTGGGTGGTTTCGAGAAGAGCCATAGCGATTTCCTCGCGTTACTGCCGCTTGCGGCGGCTTTCGTAGATCCCCTGGATGTCGAGGGGGGTTGCGGCCTTGGCGGATGCCTTGGCCGGAATTGATGTGGTGATCTCCGGCCCGGTGTCGGCCTTGAGGTCCAGCAGCTGGGCGCGTGCGGATTCCACGCTCGCGCCGGCCGCGACAAGATCGCTGGCCAGACTTTCGACGCCAGCCGCGGCGCACAGGTCGCGCACTTTCGCGGCGTAGGCGATGGCGGCGTCCGCTTCCATGTCGGCGGGCGGGTGCTTCAGCAGGGCCATTCCCAGAGCCGGCGGCAGCGCCGATGCGGCGACGGCCGAGGCCAGCGCGGCGAGCGGGTCGGGCTTGGCGGCCAACGCTTCCTGTGCGGCAGCAGTTGCCGCCTGCAGCTCGGCCAGCGCTTCGGACACAGCGCCCGAGACGGATGTGGTGTCGATTACCAGCGACAGGACTTCCGCAGCCGGGCGCATCTCCGGCTCTTCTTCCGTCCCGGCCTGCTCTTCGGTCGGAGGCATCTCGGCAGCAGGCGCAGGCGCGCCGGCGGCGATGTGCTGCAGCAACTGCTGGAAGGTGCCGATGCGATCCGCGAAGCCCACGGCCACCGCGTCGGCGCCGCTGTAGACCTCGGCCTCCGTCGCCATGACAGCCTCGACTTCGAGCCCGCGGCTCTCGGCGACCAGCGTCGCGAAGGCCAGGCGCATCGCGTCCATCTTGTCCTGCATGCGCTCGCGCACCGCGTCCTTCAGCGGCTGCGCCGGACTGAAGTCCACCTTGTGCGCGCCGGAGTAGATCGGCGTGACCTTGATGCCCTGCTGTGCCAGCCGGCCCGACTCATCGATGTGGTAGCCCACGACGCCGACAGAGCCGGCGCCAGCGCTGCGCGTCGTCCAGATCTCATCTGCGGCCACGGCCAGCGCGAACGCGGCGCTATATGCGTAGTCGTCCAGGCTGGCATAGATCGGTTTCTTCCCGCGGCCGGCGCGGATGTGCTCGGCCAAGTCGAAGCAGCCCGAGGCCGAGCCGCCGGGTGACTCGAAGCGGAAGACGATGGCCTGCACGCCGTCATTCGCCATCGCCGCATCGAACGCCTGCTGGATCTCGACGTAGGACATGGGGCCGGGGCCGCAGTCGCCGGGCATGGGGCGGTTCACCAGCGCGCCGGAGACGTTGATCACGGCGATCGAGTCGCCCTGCATCTCGGGCTCGCGCGCCGCGTCGGTCGGAACCAGCTCCATCGTCGGCGGCCGAGCATCGATCGCGCCGGACATGTAGCCCTGAATCAGGGCCTCGCCCATCTGCGGATGGATGAGCAGCGGCCGGCCGATGGCGTGCGTGTACAGCTGCGACACGACGGGCGCAGGGCTGCGTCCGAGAAGCCGCGCCAGGATGTTCAGTGGTTTCATTGCGTCGCCTCATTGGGAGAGGTATCGGGCAGGCTGGCGTCGCTTGTGCCGACCGCCTGCGTGATGCCGTTGGCGCTGGTCTTGCGCGGGTCCGAGTCGAAGACAAAGCCGGCTTCGTCGGCGCGGCGGTTGTCGTCTGCGATCTGCCGGTCCACCGACTCCGGGTCTTCGCCGCTGCCGAGGATGGCGGCGCTGCGCGACTTGAAGCCGGCGCGGACTGCGTTGCGCTCGGCGGTAACGTCCTGCACCGGATGCGACCACGGCCAGCCCTGCGGCACCCACAGCGTCTTGCTGTACCAGGTGCGGCGGGCCGCGTAGTCGTCCAGCTCGACAGCGCCCGAGAGCACGGCCGCATCCATGAAGGCCACGCGGACTCGCTGCAGCAGCTGCGGGATCAGGTACAGCCACTGCCGCTGTTCGATGTTGCGGCGGAACTCGTTCAGGATCAGGCGCAGCGCGCGGTCGGACACGTCGCGCAGGTCGCCGGTCAGCACCTCGTAGGGGATGCCGCGGGCTGCGGCAATGGCCTGCAGGCGCGTGCGCATGTACTCGACGAAGTTGCTGCCCGCGTCCGGCGGGTTCGAGAACTCGGGCTTGACGCCAGCGGGCAATTCGACCGCCGTTCCCGGCTCAAGGCCGCCCATCTGGATGCCATCGTCGGCGGTGTCAGGCGCCAGCTCTTCGCCGATCCCGACGCCCTGCGTGTCCTTGTCGCGGGTGAAGAAGACGGTGAAGAGGTTGCCGATAAGCTGGCGCTCCGAAACCGCGTCGCCGAACTGCCCGGCCTTGAACATCTCCAAAAGCGCCGACGTGCCGTGCGGCATGCCGCGGTGCTGCCCCGCGCGCAGCGGGGTGTAGAGGTGCATGACCTGCTCAGCCGGAACGCGCACCAGCTCGGTGCCGTTGACCTCTTTCTGCTGGTCGCCCGGGTGCTCGCGGTACATCCAGTACGCGACGCGGCGCCCGAGGCGATCGAACTCGATTCCTTGCCGGATAGCATTGCCGTTGCTGGCGTTGCCGTTGTGGTGCGTCGGGCACTGCTCAGCCTCGATCAACTGCAGCTGCAGTGGCACGCGCAGACCATCCTCGGGGCGGCGCGAGCGGATGCGCGCGAACACCTCGCCGGCCTCTTCCCACTCGCGCCAGGCCACAGCCTGCAGGCCGTAGAAGTCGAGCACGCCGTCGGCGTCACACTGGCCGATCCACTCTTCCCAGACCTCGTGCACAGCCGCGCGCAGCTCCGGGGAGCCGTTGACCATCTTGGCCTGTACGCCGGTGCCGATGCCGTTGGACACGGAGCGGTCGGACGCAGCGGCGCCCCACGGGTCATTTCGAGTCGCGAAGCGCGAGCGCGAGCGCACCGTCTCGACAGACGCTAGGACGGCATTCGGGCCGCTCGTGCCGGTACGCCAGATCTTGAGGCGGCGGCCCTGCCCAGCCGCTACGTAGTCGGGCGACGGCGAGCCGCTGGGGATCTCGATGTCGCTCACAGGCCGGTGCCTTTCTGATACAGGCGCATCACTCGGCTGCGCGGCGGCTTCGATGCGGCGTCGAGCTCGGCGATGATCCGGTCACGCGCACGCAGCATCTGGTCGGTGTCCTGATAGGTGACCATGCGCCCGTCGCCGTAGCGCACGCTCTTCTCGCCCCCGGCAATCGCCGAGGTGATCAGCGCCAGGTCTTCGGTGGTGAATGCCATCGGATCAGCGCCTCAAATAGTTGCTGCGCACGACGCGGGGCGACCGCGGTGCTGCAGGTTTGGGTGGTTCGGGCGCTTCCTCTTTCCGCACGTCCGGGTTTTCGTCCCAGTCGCGCGCCCAGGGCGGCGGGTTGTCCCAATTGATCTTGTCGGCCTGCAGCGCGATCCACGCGGCCTCGCCGTAGACGCACAGGTCGAGCTCTTCGTTGTGCCGCTTGCTGGCGTTGACCCAGCCCTTGGCGGTGCGCGTCTCGGCCGTCAGTTCCTCGAACGCCGAGGTCGGCATCCACGAGGCAAAGTGCCAGAACCCGGGGCCTGGCTCTTCGCGCTTCAGGTCCGCCGCGATCGTGTCCTTGATCTGGTCGGTGTTGATGAAGAGCACCGGCACGTCGCCCGTGGCGCCGCTGTTGCTCTGCTTGTTGCCTCGCGCGTCCGGCCTGCGCTCTTCCACTCGCGGCGCGTTGCTGCTGTTCGCGCCCTTCACCAGTCGGAACTTGTGGCCCAGTCCCTCGCGCGCCATCTGGCGCCAGAACTCATAGGCCCGGCTGGTGACGCCATCCTCGCCGCCGGAGTCGCACAGCGTGACGCGAACCGGCATCGTCCGGCCGCTGCCATCCTCAAGCGGGTAGCGGCGCTGAATCGCCTTCTGTAACAGACGCTGCCAGTCCTCGACGTAGCCCGCCGGGTCCAGCAGCAGCGGCTGGCCGTCTTCGCCCTCGCGCTCGCTGTGCCGCAGGTGGAATCGATCTATCGTCCAGTGCTCGCGGTGCGGACCCCAGCCCAGCACCTTGACCACGAAGCCCGCGCGCTTGCCCGCCTGCACGTCCACCGATGCGGTCAGGAACCGCACGCCACGGGGCACATAGCCCTGCCGCTGTTCCTCCGCGCGTTTCTGCAGCTCGTGGCCGGCCTTGCGCTTGCCCTGCAGAGCGAAGGGAAGGTACGCCCGGCCCTGGTGCAGGTTCACCGTCTCCTTGATGCCCGTCTCCAGCCCGGTGCGCTGGTACTCCAGGATCGCGACCCCGTAGTCCCGCAGCAGCTTGGGCCAGTGCGCATAGCCGGCGGCGACGCAGGACAGTTGATAGCTGTCGATGTCCGTCTCGCGCTGCTGGCCGACCAGCTCGCCATCGGGCGTGATTCGGCAGCCGTCCGGCACCCAGCGCGCAGCCTTGTTGAGCGCGCGCCGCTGGTCTTCCTTCGCGACCGCGCCGCAGTGCGGGCAGGCGATGCAGGCGTGGTGCCTGACCCAATCCTCCAGGGTGTCGGCCGTCAGCTTGTTGGCCAGGTGCTCGATCGGATCGAGCCCGAACATCACATGCACGTCCGGGTTCAGCGGGTAGAACTCGCGGCACTCGCGGCACTGCCAGTACAGCCAGTTCCGGGTGCCCATGTTGTAGAGCAGCGTCGCGCCACCGGCCGGCGGGGCCTCGTGCGGAAGCTCCTTCTTCGGCCGCCACTGCGCGTCCGTGTAGACGCGCCGAATCGACGTCTCGACAACCGTCATGCCCGCGGACATGTAGCTCTGGGTCCGCATGCTGCCGAGGGTGAAAAGCGAGCCCTCTTCGTCGATGTCGTCCGCGGCGAGGTCGTACTCGGTGATCGCCACATACCGGAAGTCGCGCCCGGACAGCTGCGCGCCAGACGGCCAGCCGAAGGCCAGCACCATGTTCCGGAAAACCTTGTCGTACGTGTTGTCGTCTTGCCGGCGCGTCGATAGGCGCTCGCGCACCTTCGGCGACGCCTTGATGATCTTGTCGAACCGCTGCTTGCTGTAGTAGCGCGCGAGGTCTTGGCTCGACTGCACTATCAGCATGTCGCCGGGCGCGTACCGGATGTTCCGGACTGCCCAGCCGTCAATCAGGGTCGCCGTCTTGCTGCAGCGGCCCGGCCCGATGAAGACCACCGCGCGGTACTTGCGCGAGTCCAGGCGGTCGGCCGGCTGCGCCATGTAGGGCGACAGCTCCGGGCTGTACGGCCCGTCCTTCGTCACCAGAGTGCGGTTGATGCCCTCGCTGACTGAAATGCGCTCTGCGGGACGGAAGCCCTCGCAGACGCTGCGCCGGACCTCAGCCGCTGACCCGTAGCGCATCGTCTTCCTCATCCCCGGTCAGCGCGCCCGCGATCTGCTCGCGGATCTGGTCAGCGTCCTGCAGCAGCCACTCCACCACCTCGGGGCCGACTCGCAGGTCACGCTCTGCCCGATCGGCCTGCGTCTCCAGGCAGCGCACCACCGTCGAGACGATCGCTGCCATCTGTTCCTCGACCTCGGCCGCCGGGATCAGCCGGCCCGCCCGTTCCTCCACCGCCATGCGGTCGAGCTCGGACGCATACCAGGCCTTGCGGTCCTGCGGCTTCATCCGCCGCGGGTCGAGCTCCGCCGATTCATCCCCTTCGCCGACCTGCGGCAGCAGACAAGCCTCACAGGCCTGCCGGCCGTCATAGACCGGATACCCGTCGCGCTTTCCAGCCGCCGGCACATTGCAGTCCAGCAGCCGCTTCGATACCGTCTTCCGGTCCATGCCGAGCAATTCGGCAAGCCGGGAGATCGAGACCAGGCGCAGACGCTCGCGCTGGCTCAGCACCTCACCCATGATTCGTCATGCACCAAAGTGGCGCAAAGCCTCCGTCCTGACTGGTGCTGCGGCGTATAGCCCCGAAAAACTGGCGAGAAATGCGGCCATTTCCCCCGCATTGCTGGGATATCCCCTTGGAGCCTCCCGGCTTTCAGTCCGGGCGATGGCAGGCCACTGAGCTGGACCAGCCAGCGTGCGGACAGATTCGGCATGACGCTCTGCCCTTGCCCTGTGCTCTGGGGCAAGCCGACTTAGCCACTCGCTCCAGCTCTTGCTGCCCTTTGCCATGTTGCACTTGAAGCACACCTGCGCGACGTTCGATGCGCTGTGCACTCCGCCCAACGCAATCGGCTGCATGTGATCGACCACCCTGTTGAGCTTTGTGAGCTTGGCTGCGCAGTAGAGACATGACTCGGCGCCTCGTACGTGCTCGATTGCGACGGTCCCGTCAGTAAGCATGACTAGGCCGTTGCGCCTTGCAGACTTCGCCCGTGCCCTCATAAGGTCGCGTAGAACTTCCGCTTCAGATCTAAGCCCGGCGCAGGCCGGCTTGTTCCAAGCGGTCAAGTCACGGCCAGCACTCTTGGCCTGGCGCCTCATCCGCTCCCTGCGCTCGGCCGCAATGCCTTTCTTCGCCTCGCGCACCTGCCTGCCGATGATCCTTGCTAGCAGCCGCTGAGCTGCATCCAGCGTGCGCATGCGTTCGCGCTCTGCCTTGGCTCGCTCTTGCTCTGCTTGACGCTGCGGCCCGCCGTTGCGAAGCCAGCGCACGCGGTGCGTGGTCTGGTCTTCGGTCAAGCCAGCAGGCACGCAGTCCAGGCAGTACACCGCAGTGGCGCTCTTGAACCTTTCGCCGGGCTTCTCGCTCTCACAGCATGCGCAGGTGCGCGGCAGCGCGGTGATCGCCATTCGGGCCGCATCGCGCTTGGCCTTCTTGCGGCTCTGGTTGAGCAGCTCCCTGCAGCGACTTGAGCATGCTCGCGCTCCGGTGAAGCTGACTTTCTCGCCGCACACCTCGCACGGCGAAAGCAGATCGAGCCTGGCTTGTTGCTTTGCCTCTCTGCGCGCGTGCTGCTCGCATGATGCTGAGCAGAACTTGTAGCGCCCGTGCAGGGCGCCGCACCGCAAGCACTCACGCTCGCGGGTACACTTGTTCGCAGCCATTCGGACCTCGCTTGTCCGGTTGGTTAGGGGTAGTCAGCCGTTGGCGCGGCTGGCTACCTCGACTTCATTTGCAGGGCGACGTGACACCGCAAACGATGCCGACCTGCTCCATGTTCGTGATGCAGCGCAGGCACGAGGCCCGGGCTGCGTTGCACTGCTCGGCGATCTGGCGCAGGGGCAGCGCCACCTGTTCGGCCAGGGCGTCCCATGTCTCGGGGGCGTCCGGGTTGCCTGTCCACTGCGGCCACTGCGCGGGCAGGCACGGGGCCTTGCACTCAGCGCTGCAGGTCACGGCGATCGGCCCGAGGTCAGGCGGGCGGATTGTTTGGCGCTGGCAGGCGGCCAGGCCCAGCAGCAGGACGCACAGGGCCAGCCTCACGACGGCCTCCGGCCAGACAGCCAGCGGCGGCCCTGGGCCGAGTAGCGGGCATGGTCTGCATTCAGCTCAAAGCGGATCGAGCCGAACACCCTGCGGCATACGATCTCGTCGCGCTGCCTGTTGACCTTGATCCTGCCCAGCTCGTCGGTGTCAGCCACGATGGCCCAGCCCGCGCTGTCGTCAGCCTCCACGCAATGCGCGAGCGGCCTGCCGTCAAGCAGAACGCGGGCGCCGATCTCGTGGATCGCTTGCCGTTCTGGCGAACCTGCAGTGATCTTCATTCCCCACCTACCAACGCATTTACCGCATCCATGCGCTCTTGCCCAGGCGCGCATGCGGGCGTTGGCAGCGAGGCGATGCGGTCGCGGTAGACCACACGCGCGGTGCGTCCGCGCTCGGCGATCTCGATCAAGTCCTGCAGCAGCAGACTGCGGTCCAGCTCGGCCAGACTCACCAGCTGCCCCAGCTGGTCGGCACGCTCGGACAGCGCTTCCGCACGTCCGCGCTGCACTGCGGTGGCAATCTCACCGGCTGCCTTCTCTTGCGCGCCGCCGAGCTTCAGCAGAAGCCAGGCGTTCGCACTCACGCTCAGCAGCAGGATCGAGCCCAGCACGCCCGCTGTGATCCATGCAGCGCGCGCCGTCGTTGCCCCAGACAGGGATGCAAGGATGCTCACTTGATTGCAGTCCGCAGCGGTAGGGCTGCCAGTGCGTGCAGGTTGCGCATGTGAGGGTCACGCATCAGCCGGAGAGGCCACAGCAGTCAAAGCGATCGAGAGCATGCCGGCGATCTCGATCGAGTCCATGTCGCGCCCAAGGGCGCGCAGCGTGACCTCGCCATGCGACTCAGTGACCAGGACGGCGCGGTTGACCGGGCGGCACATCAAGTCGGTAGCCAAGTCGCGCAGGTCTTGCGGGATGCTCCCGCCGCCGATGCTCTCGATCTGCTTGACCATCACTCGCCCTGCAGTCGATCGCGCAGGCGGAAGCCCAGCAGCGGCCAGACCTTCGCTACAGCGTTCTGTCGCGCGATCTTCCGGCCAATCTCTGCGTCGAAGTTCTCGGGGCTCGCGCACGCCGACTCGCCGGTGACGGTGAAGCCGTTACGCAGCACCAGCACGCAGAACGTGAGCAGCCCAAGCGTCTGGTGCTCTTCTTCGCTTGGGGTTCCGCCCACCGGGTGCACATCTCCGCCGTTTCGATAGGCGCCAAGAACGCCGTCGGCAGCGGTGAAGTAGCGCTCGCTCGCAATCTCCGCCTCGATGTCGGCCGGCGTGACGCGCGGCGCCGTCAGGCCTTTGGCCTGAATCTCTTGCTCGATCTCGATCATCATTCCTCTCCGTCTTCAGGCAGCGGGTTGGTGGTCTGGCAGCCGATGCCGGTGCAGCGCGGGCCTTCGTTGCCCACGTCGTCATACGGGCCGGGCGAGTCGATCCGGTTGCCCGAGCCGTAGTCCGTGCGGTCGCGGCCAATGGTGTCGCGGGCGATGTTGTCGCCGGTGCGCCAGTCGCCCACATGCTGCTGGCCGGCGATCTGGTCCCGACCCACGGTATCGCCGATGTGCTGCTGCCCGCTGATCAGGTCGCCACCGACGTAGGTGCCAGGGGCCTGCAAGGCGAAAGCATCGGCCACTCGGCCAGTGACAGCGCCGAGGGAATCGATGATCGCCACCTCGCGGTCTGCGTTGACTTCGGCGATACGAACACTGTTCCGCCCGGCGTCGATCGCGGCATAGGTCTGGCCCAGAGCAGGCAGCGCGCCCAGCAGCGCTAGGCCGAAGTTCTCGGCGGCGCCTCGCTGGCGCACGTACTGGCTCACGCCCTGCCGGCTGGCAGCGCCCTGCACCGCCATTGCGGCGAATGCCTTGGCGGCCACGACGCAGGTGGCGTCGCCGTTGCAGGCGTCGGCGTCGGCGATGGTCGCCAGCTGCGCGGCCTGCTGCTGCTGTGCGCGGGCGTTGGCTTCGATGTAGGCCGAGTAATTCGCATCCGGCGTGCTCGCGCAGCCAGCCAGGGCCAGCAGCATCAGGGGAATCAGGTAGCGCATGGTTGCTTCTCCAGCACTGCGGCGTTAAGGGATGCGCCCAACTCGGCAGCCTGATCCCGGGTCAGATTGATCGCTGCGACGCCTCCGCTAGCGTCGCGCACGGTCACGGCGAATGAGTCGTCCACGCGATTGACTGAGATGTAGGCGGGCGCATAAGCGGCCTCCGCCGTGCGTGCATAGACGTTCTTGTTCATGGCGTCAGGCACTCCAGTCAGCCCGGCACGGGCGTTTGGCCCAGGCACAGAGCGCGCGCGTGCTCGCGTCGCGTGACGATGCCGAAGCAGTTGTTCTTGCGGTCGCGGCAGTCCAAGCCGCGAGCGAATGTCCAGCGGCGGAACTGCTCGCAGTACACGGCCGGCGGCTGCCCGGCGTTGATCTGGCGGACCATCGTGCTGCTGCACACGGCCTGCTCGCCCACGTTGTACCCAAGGTCCACGAGCGAGACGGCCACGTTGACCGGCACCGGCCGCGTGAGGCAGCGCTCTATCCGCGACCACGACAGCTCCACGCGCTTCCCGAGCATCTGCATGCACTGTTCGCGGGTGAATGTCTGGCCCATGCGGATGTGCGGGCCGGTCTCGCCGACGCAGGCGGTCGGCACGCGCTCGCCCCACACGGGGTCAGCGTAGGTGCGCAGGACAAGGCCCTCTTGCGTCACCAGCAGCGCAGACGCGCCCAGGATGACGGCAGCCGCGCCGCCGCCGATGACCTTCGTTGTGCCTTTCACAGCAGGCCCAGGCGCTTCCGCAGCCACGTCGAGAACGGCAGCCGGGCAGCGGGCGCCACGTCCTCGGGGTTGTTGTTGGCGCGCTCCAGAGCGACGGCGATCTGGTCCTCGGTGAAGTGCAGCGGGCGCAGGGTGCCGCCGTCGTCAAGGAAGGCCTGGTAGTAGTTGGTCGCGCTGCCGATGCGGCGGCCGCGGTTGGCCTGTCGCTCGCTGGCGTAGACGCGCGAGTGCACCGGAGGGCGGGTAATTATGATGATGGTTGACATTTACGCTCTCTTGTCTCACCATGCCGGAATGAAGAAACTTCCGAGCAAAGATAGGGTTAGAGAACTCTTGGACTACAACCAAGAGACTGGCGACTTCACATGGCGCGTAAAGGTCGCGCAAAGGTGCCCTGCCGGTTCAAAGGCAGGAACAAAGTGCAGCCGATACATGACAGTAAGTATCGACAAGAAGATTTACTTCTTGCACAGAATCGCATGGCTTCACGCAACCGGAGAAGACCCCGGAGAACTCTTCATAGACCACATAGACGGCAACCCGATCAACAATTCTTTCTCAAACCTTAGGATTGCAACTTTTAGCCAAAACATGCGCAATTGCAAAAAGCCAAAGCAAAACAAGTCAGGGCTAAAGGGCGCTTATTTCGTAAAAAGGCTTGGAAAGTATCGGTCTTGCATAAGAGTGTTAGGCAAAACATTAAATCTAGGCTGCTTTGAAACAGCCGAAGAAGCTCATGCTGCCTATATTAATGCGGCCCGCACTCATTACGGAGAATTTGCGCGCTCTTCCTGATCTTCTTTGGGGCGCAAAGATGGGGCTTGCGCATAGATGGCCGAAAGGTAGTCCTTGGACACCTGCAGGTCCCTCTTGAGGTCGCTGATCTCGGCGCTCGTGTCGGAATCCAGCTTGCGCATGTCGGCCTTCACTTCCGACAGCGCCCAAAACATGACGATCGCAGAGGCGAAGCACATGATCGTGAGCGCCACAGACACGCCAACGCCGATGCCGCCAGCGTTGATGTGGACTGAGGTGTTGTTCGATCCTCGCAGCGCTCTCAGCAGGCCGGCGAGGTCTTCATGGCGGTCAGTCGGCACGCGGCTTGAGCCGTGAGTTGACCCTGGTGTATCTGCCACTTTCGATGCCTTCCCGGTCTGCGAGGATGTCAACCGTGCGCTGAAGCGGCTCCAGTTTTTCCTCAAGTTCGTTGAACAGGTCGGCGATGAATGCCCGGAGGGACTTCATGTCCGACTCCAAGCGCGGCGCGTGAACTGCGGTGTCTTCCTGCCGCTGAACGCGCAGCTCGATCGCGTGGATGCGCCGTTGCAGCGCCAAGATCCAGCCGCCAACAGAGCCGCCCACCAGGACCAGCCCGCCCGCGATTGTCAGGAAGGTGTTCAGGTCCATCGCATCGCCTCTAAGTTGCCGGGTCACGCAGGTGGAGACATAGGCCGGCGCGCATGCAGTCGCACCGAAACCCGTCCGCAACGCGGTAGGGCCTGCGCCCCGGTCTGCCGGGGTTGATCCGTGAAGTCGGCCCGCACTCGCCGGCCAGCGGGTGCCGCTTGTGCGGCATGGGGAAACGAAAAAGCCCCGCCGGTGAGGGCAGGGCTTTGGGGGTGACTCTGGGTGTACTGAAATCTTCCCAGTTCTCAGGCCGCGAAGTCAAGCGGCTTGCCCTTCTTCTTGGACTGCCTTTGATCCCACTGCCGGAGGTTCGAGTATTCGCGGATCTGCTCGCTGTTGACCGTTTTCCATGTGGGCTTCTTCTTGAGGATCGCGCGAAGGACTGTCCCGCACGTCTCGGCGAAGCGCTTGCGTTCCTCGGGGGTGTCCTTGACGTCGATCCACTCGCCGCGAGTTTGGCGATCGGGGTAGGCCTCAAGCATTCGCTGCTCGAACGCGACGCCCTTGCATTTCTGGCCGACCATGCAGAACGCCGCAAGCTCGACCGGGTACGGGCTCTGCATGTTGATGTTGACGATGCGATTGAAGGGGGTCGTGCTGATGCCTACCTTGATCAGCACCAGGCCGTCACGCGCCGGGCAGAAAGCCGTGTAGACGAAGTACCCAGCGTCAAGTCTCCTGTGTCGGCCTTCCTTGTCGAAATACCCAGGCTTGATGATGTTCATGCTGCGTTGGCCCTCTTGAGGCAAGCCGCGACGTAGGCGAAGCCGACATCGCGATAGTTCTGGTACTGGCCGCGCGTGAGCTTGTGCCCTATCAACTCCTGCGCGATCTCCAGTCGCTCGACCCGGATCCGCCCTCGCCCGCAGTACCAGGCGCGAAGCACCGAAGCTGCGGCCTTGTTCATGATCCCTAGCTCGTGCACGGCGTACTCGACCTGCAGCGCAGAGTGCTTGATGTCCAGAGGCTTGAAGCCCGTCGGTCGCGCTGGCATCTCGCCCTTGTGCTCGATCAACACCTGCAGCATGTTCTTGCTCTGGTGGCCCAGGTACTCGCAGTCGCGATGCAGGGCGAACTCTGAACCCCACTCGGCAAGCCGGGCCTCGACGTAGCCCTCAAAGGTTTGCGTGATGCTCACAGTCGGCGTTCCTCTGGCAGGGTTTCGGGGTAGCACTGGTCCGGCGTCTCGCACATGCGCTCGCCGACGCAGAGCCAGCAGTCGCCGAGGCGTGGTGCCGCCTTCGGCCTCTCGGGCTCGGGGAAGAGGTCAGGCTGCACGCTGCGCCTCCCACGGATAGATGCTGATTCGAGCGCCGGGCAGGTTCTCGGCGTCCTCGTACAGCTTGAAGATGTTCGCCGCCACGACTCGCGCGTCATCCGCCCAGACGCCGGCATCGGTGAGCGCGTCTTCGGTCGCTCGCAGTAGCTTGGACAGGTCAGGCATGCGCCAGCAGGCAATCAAACCCTTCGCCGACTTCGGCCGCGGTAGGTAGAAGTTCACTCGCAGCTGCAGCGGTCCGTCGAGCTTTTGCCACCCAATCGGCATCGCCTCGCGCGCGGCCCACTTCACCGCCTCGCGCCACGGCTTGACCTTCTTGCTGCTCTCGATCATCACGCCGCGCCCGATGTGGCGCTTGCTGCCCTGCGGGGCGGGGATGCCGTGGACGGTGAATTGCAGGATGGTCATACCGCCTCCGCTTGCTCAGCGCGCGCAATCACGCGCGGGTCTTGTGGGATGTGCCGGCAGCCCCAGCAGCGCCAGCCCTCGCGGCCGGGAATGCTTTCGGTTGCGGGGTCTTCGGCGGGGTGGACCGCCCAGGACTTGCAGTCCTTGGACATCGCGGCCGGAATCTCTCGGTACATCCAGCCATCGCGCGCGGAGTACGCCTCGGCGAAATCCGGCCTGTTGAAGCACATCGGCCTTTCCCCTGCCCGCGCGCGCATGGCGTTCTCAGGCTGCGTGGGGTACTGGATCTGTTGGCTGTAGATGCTCACGGCCTACACTCCATGTACGCCGCGATCACTTCGGCCGCGACCTGCGGGACGATTGCGTTTCCGAACGCCTTGAGCGCGCCGAGCCGGTTGTACCAGTGCGCGACCTCGGCTCCGCTCTGTTCGTCGGTGCGCACCACAGCCATTCGACCGGAAACCCCATGAGCCAGCAGACGAATGCCGGATTCAGCGCTGGGCGTGCGCCGGGCTTTTCCGTCGTGGCCGATGATCCAGCCGGCACCAGCCCAGGCACTGCCGCCGTCACCGCTGCCAAGTCCGGACCGTGCGAGCGCGCCGCCTCGCGTATCGCACCCTCTGTCGAGCGCACTCCCTTGTCCGCAAGCGATGCTGTCGGCGTCGGCCAGCAGGCCATTGCAAACTTCGCCGCCTCGGCTGGCGATGGATTCCGCCCGGCCGCAAAGGACTCGCTGCGAACTTTCTCGCTCGCTGTCGGCGTCGACCAGATCGCCGCCATCGCATGCGCGCGAATCGACACCAGCCCCGCCGAGTTGCCAGCTTCGTTGTTGCCGTCCTTCGCCGGCGCCAAGCTGGTCGGCGTGGCCCACAGCGCCATCTCGCTCGGCGACGATCCAGAGACGATCTCGACGGTGCGGCCCATCGACGGCACAAGCCGGGACAACGGCCGCCCGGCCGGCGTAGTCGATGCCTTCCAGGTCAATGAGCACTCCGTCGAGCCAATCCTTGCCAACCGCTGCCGCAACCTGCTCTCCCATCCAGACAGCGGGCCGTCGGGCACGGAGCAGGCGAAGCTGGTGGGGCCACAGATGCCGGTCATCAGCGTGTCCGGCGCCTTTACCAGCGACGCTGAACGGTTGGCACGGACACGAGCCGGTCCACAG